TAAATGAATACCCTGAATTAAAGTGTGCAAGGATTCAAGAGGTAGATCCTCAAGTAATAGCCAATCTTGTTTCAACAGGGATAATAACAAAAGACTTAGAAATTGAGAATACTATAAGAAACAGATTGAACCTTCCAGAGATTAACGAGGAAGAATATGAGAAACGACATCAGAATCCTTTTGACAAGCCCGCAGAAGAAGATGGAGAGGATGATGAAGAGATAGATGATACTGGAAGTAAAAAGAAAGTAGCTAAAAAGAAAGCACCTGTTAAAAAAGATGTTGACGAAGATAATCTTGATGAAGAAGACACGACAAAGGCAAGTGATAAAGCAGATAGAACATTTGTAAACAAAACAGAGGCAGAATTTACAACAGAGGAAAGAATACCTAATCTCCAATTCATAGAAAATAAACTTGATGAAACAGAGGAAGACCTTTATCAGCAATTAAATGTAATAAAAGAAAAGCAGATTGAGTATATTGCAGAGAAGCTGTCAATGGGATCCCAAATTCAGAATATTATAGTGCCTTTCAAGAAAGAGATGTTTGTAGCTTGCAGAAAGGCTTCAAAGCAGCAATACAAATTCGGTCAAGAAGAAATGATTAAAGAAGTAAAGAAACAAAGACCGGATTTATTTATAGAGAGTTTATCTGAAATAGGACAGTCAATAAATGACTTCATGAAATGGCAAGACGAAGTTATAAGCATCGATGTCGAAGGATTGGCAGGCAGACTGTTATCTATGATGGCAAAACAAGCTACTAATATCAAGAAAAGAGAATTAACAGATAAGGTTGTATTAGCAGATGAGCAAATGAAAAGAGAATTAAGTATATTTGGCTCTAAGATGTCAGATAAACCTTATAAAGAAGTATCTAGTAGTAATTCTAATTCTCCTTTTGGTGAAGGAAGAGCAAACATATCAAAGAAATATCAGAAGTATATAGACTATATGTATAGATCGGCTATTCTGGATAGAGGATTATGTAAAATCTGCAGACCTAAGAATGGATTAACATTCCAGGCAGAAACAAAAAGTAAAGATGCAGTTGTTCCAGATCCGGATTGTCTTGGTGGTAAAAAATGTAGATGTATGCTAATTGTAATAATGAAAGCAGAGGAGAAAGCATCATGATAATTAAAGTTGATGGTAAAACATATTCAGTAGAAGATCATATTATAATACTGGAATTTCAGGGCGATGATTTAAAACATTTAGCCTCATTACCTAAAGCTGTAAAAACTACTGCTATGTATAATAAAGAAAAGTATACAGATGCACAGGTAGTAGAACATATAAATGAGATGAAACATGGAAATGGTTGATAAGCCAAAAGAGTGTGGTGCTTGTGGAAAAGAAATAACTTTGGAAACATGTACTAGGACATGGCTTAATGGAAATACAATTATGGGTACTTGCTCATGTAACCATGTAATAAATTTTGGAATAAAGGAGGGCAGTCATGCCATTCGTAAAGAAAGATGTACCTAAACTTGCTCGGGGAATAGAACCGGAGAAAGTAAATGATTGGAAAACAGTTGCTAATCAAGAATTAAAGAAATGTGTTGCTCAAGGTGGTGATGAACTTACTTGTGAGATAAATGCTGTAAGGATTGCAACACAGTCTATAAAAGGATCAAACTTAACAGATCTTAAGTTTAAAGAAATATCAGATCTTGGTCATGCTTTTAAGAACTCTTTCTTAGAAAACAAGGCTAATTTTATACCGTTACAGGAAGCAAAGGACACAGAAGACTGGCAGTTAATTCTTCCAATAGGAACTTGGTATGTAGAATGGTATGGTGAGGTCATATTTACAAGAAGATTTATGGAGCTCATTGTAGAAAATAATAATAAAAAGATAATGAATCAAAGACAGCCATATATCGATACAGACCATGATGGTGGTGCGGCTAATGGCTGGATAAAAGAAATGAGAGCAGGAGATGAAGGCTTGGAAGTCATTATCGAATGGAATGATAGAGGTAAAGAGCTACTTGGAAAAGGAATTTATAAGTATTTTTCAGCAGAGATCCAGTCTAAACTTAATATTGAGACAAATGAAAGGATTTGGCCTGTTCTTCCAGCAGCCACATTGACAAATAGACCAGCAATGAATACTCTTCCGGAAGCTAAGTTGGAAGAGGCAAATAAAATTGTTGGTACAGGCACTAAAGATATAGCTTTGTCAGATGAAGACGAAGATATTGATGAGGATAAAAGCTCTACGCATGGCGATAGAGATAAGATAGATGAAGGAGAGATGATTATGAATTTTGCAGATCTATTAAAAGCAATCATAATTCTTTCAGATGCAGAGAAAAGCATCGTTGTAAAAGAATTGGGATTAACCTCTAGTGTAGAGGCTAATAATGAATTAGTATTAAAGGTGAATGATTTAACCAGTGAAGTGGCTAAATTAAAATCAGAGAAAGAAATACTTGCAAAGGTAAATCTTGATCTTAGTGAAAAAGTGAATACTTCTGAAAAGAAAGAAATCGAAACTAGAAAAACAACAGTTATCGAAAAAGCTCTGTCAGAAGGTCGAATTCTTCCTAAAGATCGTGAATACTGGGAAGGTAAGTTTGACACAAATCCTGATTTCACCGAAGAGATCATTGGAAAGATGGGTAAGGTTGTTTCATTTGATGAAAATGGTACAGACAAAACCGAGACAGCAGATACAAAAAAGGTTTTATCCGAAGAGGATAAGATTGTAGCTGCTAATCTTAAAGAACTCGGACTTTCCGAAGATCAAATCAAGGAGGTAGTATAATATGGCTTTAACAGCAGATATTCAAGTAGAGGTTATGTTTCCTAATGTTGGTTACATGATCGTAGTAGAAAGTAAAGTTGCAGACACTCTTTACAAGGGTGCTTTGTTAAACTTTAATGCAGATGGTTACCCTGTTGTTGCCGCAGATACAGCAAATCATTCTTTTGCTGGTATTTGTGCAGAACAGGCAGTTGTAGATACTGATGGTGTAGATGTAAAAATAATCTGCAACACAGTAGCACTGCTGGCTCATAGTGGAGCCGCCGCAACTGATGTTGGAGCATTATTCCATGCGTCAGCAGATGATACCCTTGCAGATGGGGCTGGTTCAAATGTTGGAGCTTCTGGAAAATGTGTTGGGTTTGAGACAGGTTACCTGCTCATAGATTTTTCACAGAAAGCTTTATAAGGAGAAATTAAGATATGTATATACCAAGTACAACAGTATTATCAAAAACTCTTAATGGCTTATTTGAAGCTGCAAAGAGAGAACAAATGGCAAATTATCAGCTTTCCGGAATAGATTTGCTATATATGGCACAGGAAATGAAGAATGGAAAACTTGACCTTGCATGGTTGGGTGATATTCCAGCAATTCGACAATGGAAAGGAAGCAAGATATATGGTGATCTCGCAGAGTTCAGTTATGAACTTGAAGCTAGGGATTTCTATGATGGCTTCTCTATTCATAAAAAATCTCTACGGAGAGATGATCTTGGTGGAGTTAAACCAAGAATTGAACAGCTCGCAAGAAACATAGGTTTCTATGAATCAGAATTAGTATTAGATGCAATTGTAGCTGGTACTACCGGTCTGGCTTATGATGGAGCCGCTTTCTTTTCAAACAGAGCTACAAATGACAATCTCCTTGCTGGATCAGGAGTAACTGCTGCGAATCTTATTACAGACATTGCCACAGGTAGAAGGACAATGATGAGATTCCAGACAGACAAAGGAAGATATACAAGATACATACCTAATACAGTTATTTGTCCTACAGTATTAGAACCTTTATTTTTGCAGATAAAGAATTCTTCATATGATCCTTCTACTGCAAACATGGGGGCAAATGTATATGGTTCATGGTTGGAAAATGTTATTGCATTACCAGACTTGGATGATACAAATGACTGGTATCTGTGTGCAACATCATACAATGTAAAACCTTTTGTATTCGGTTTCGAGAATCTTGAAAACGGACAGAAAGTGTTACCAATCCTTGATGATGGTAAATTAGCATCAGATGGTGTTTATGGATATTCTGCTGAAATGTCTGGTAGAGCCGGTTATGGTTTCTATGAGATGGCAGTTAAGTTTGTGAACAGTTAATAAATTACTATAAAGGAGTTCGTATGTCAGAAACAAAAAAACCGTCAAAGAGTGAATTAAGAGATATCATTGAGAAAAGAGTCGATGATAAGGAAATAGCCAGAGTTGCATTAGGTATTGCGATGTCTGGTGAAGATGTAAATGTAGCAATAAAAGAAGCTACAGAAGAAATTCAGTCTTTAAAAAGAGCTAAACTAGCGAAAGAAGATATTGAAAGAAACAAAGGCCGGAAAAGGGTGCTTTGTGAACTTCTTGAGGGTGTAGCTAAAGGACGTAAGACATCATACTGGGAAGACATTGCAACACGACTTCAAGAGCGTGGTGAATTAAAGATTCTTAGTGTAATAAATGAATAATTTGTAGGGGCTTAATTGCCCCTATGTATTTTTTGGAGAAACAATATGAATTATTGTGAAGTAAAAGATATACAGAGAGAAATGAAACAATTTACTATATCGACAACATCTAAGCCAACAGTTGAAGATGTGAATAGATTTATTGTTTTAATATCAGAAGGTGAGATAGAACCAAGATTAAGAGAAGTTATATCTTTACCGGTAACAGATGAAATAGGATTAAAACTACTCAGGTCAATAGCAGTAAAAGGTGTAATATCAAAAGTATATGAAGCATTGCAGGCTGATATAGATAGGATAAAACATTATAGAGATTCATTTGAAAAAGGACTCCAAGTAGCTATTGATAGGCCGAGTATGTTATTAGGAAGTGTTTCATCTATAGCACCTGGTTGCACAAGTTCATACGATTCAACAAGAGATATAAGATATCCAAGGGATGAAAGACAGTGGTAGTTGTAAATATTCAGACAGCAAGTCAGGGAAAAGGAATGATAAGAGGTTTCACACGATTTGAAAAGCAAATGAAAGATTTGCGTGAACCATTCAAGGCTATTGTTGCAGATTTTTACAAAGTAGAAGAAAATATTTTCAGAAGTGAAGGAACGCCAATATCTTTTAGGTCTTTGGATAAAAAATACGAAAAATGGAAAAAGAAACATTTTCCCGGTCAAACTATAATGAGGTTGCGAGATAATCTGTATAATGCTTTAACTGGTGGAAGGCCTAGTGATTCATCTAAGGCGAAAGCTGATATTAAAATTAGTAAATAGCAGTTGTATCTTGGTGTTATTTCTCCTTACTTTATAGTACAGGAGAAAAGAGGCAGACAAGCAATACAATTAACGAATGAAATAAAAGATAGATGGGCAACAATAATACACGAATGGGCTTATAATAAGTTTAAAGAGGAGGTTTTGGACTAATGATTTATGCAGTAGAAAATATAAAAACAGTAGCAAACATTGCCTCTGTATCTGTTACGGCGGATATGGGACTGAATTCCTTTTTTTTAACCAATATAAGTGTAGCAGATATAATATTAT